ACCATGCAATATTGGGCTAACCAACTCTCCAGCGTATCCTCTAACTGATCTCAAGCTAGCATCACTAACTATTTTCCAGTGTGGGCGTGTGCTGTGGTTGTAGCTCTCAATGTGGCAATCAACACCAGCAAGGTTAATCGCTTGCTCTACTTGTCTAAGGTTAGCGCCAACGAACTCAATCTCAATGCCAAACATACGGTTGGTAATCTTGGGTAGTGTATTGCTCATATCTTGCACCTTTTATTGTGGGGGGGTTACTTACTTAATACAGATATTATACACCCCTTGTTTACTATTGCAAACATTATTTGCACTAAATGGGCTTTTTTTTATGCTTTTTGTGCTTTAATGGATTTCAATCATGAGGTACAATGTATTTAGACTTAACAACGAGGTGGTCAGATGGCTAATTGGTCTGCTGATAAAATTCAGCAAAAGAGTGTTGATGCTTTAATTCCTTACGATAGAAATCCGAACATTCATCCTGACTCTCAGATAAATCGTTTAGCTAACAGCATACGAGAATGGGGTTGGACTGTACCCATAATAATTGATGAGTCTGATATGGTCATAGCTGGTCATGGGAGACTTTTCGCGGCCAAGAAGCTAGAGATGGATAGCGTTCCTTGCATCGTGGTTGAGGGGTGGACTGAGGTTCAAAAGAAAGCATACGTGATAGCTGATAACAAGCTGTCAGAGGAAAGTGAGTGGGATGATTCTCTTTACTTCTCTGAGTTAAGGTCTATTGATAAGATGGGTTTTAATCTGACAACTATTGGTTTTGATTCTGATTTTGACTTTGATAGCTTTTCTCCAAACTTAGATCCATCATTCACCTATAGCGGAGTGAATGATAGCGACGTTGATAAAGCTAGGTCTAAGATGGACGGTCAAATAGGTGGCCTGTCCGAAGAGAAAGCTGATAGAGGCATTGAAGTTATGTGTCCTCATTGCGCTGAAACTTTTACTTTCTCAGGGTATTGATATGTATAAAAGAATTTTACATGAAGGTAAATATCATTATGGGCTTCATTTGATGGCTCATGTAGAAAATTGCAGTGATGCCATTACCGATAAAAATAAGGTTACAGAATTTTTAATTGATATATGCAATAAAATTGACATGGTTAGATTTGGAGACCCTCTTGTTGAAAGGTTTGGCGATGGCATAGAGGAGGGAATATCTGCTGTTCAACTCATAGAAACAAGCGCGGTGGTAATGCATACCAATGATGGCGCTAGAGAGTTATACCTAGATGTTTTTTCTTGCAAAGATTATTCAATAGATGTGGCGAAACAATGCGTTTTAGACCACTTTAAATGCGATGACACTATCATTTCTTACAAGGCGTTTTACAGAGAATGAGAATTTATCCAGATTTGTTTCCATCTTATTGGATGGAGCCTACCCAGAAAGACTTTGAAGTAAACAGAGTTTCAGGTATGGGCTTTGGTCTTTTCTCTAAGTCAGATTTCAAGAAAGGGCAACAGCTTTTTGTGTTTACTGGAACTGTTTCCACCAAGGTTACTCAGCATTCTTTACAGCTTTCTGTCGGCATACATATTCATGACCCTTGGGTGATGGGTTACTCATTGCACTCTTGCAAGCCTAATTGCACTGTTGATATGAAAGAAAGAACCTTTACTGCGCTTAGGGATATAGGTGCAGGTGAAGCCATAACTATGGATTACAATGAAACCGAAGATTTGCTTTATAAGTCTTTCCCATGTTCGTGTGGCTCTTGCTCTGGAAAGGTAGTAGGTGGAGATGCTTTTAATGCTGAACCTATAGATCAAAAGATACATAGGTTGCTTACTGAGAATAATTGGAGGTTTGCTAAGACTCTTAGTCATATCCCTCATTACTACACTAGAGGGGCTGAGTGGGATAATAGAGATGATTTTGATTGGTGCTGTGAGCATATACAAAACAACTTTGAGGTTGGGTCTTTCTCTGGCACTGGTAACTACAAGTATAAATATTTCCATATGGGTAAATGGATGTACTGGGTCATGGAGAGAGATAAGCCATCAAATCAACAAATATTAATTAATAGGGCTTTAAGTAAAAAGAGTAGTCAAAGATGAAAATATTTTTAAACTCTAACGTATATGACGAGGCTATAAAAAGAATACATAGACTTTTTGATGAGTTCTCTAATGTAGTTATATGTACGTCAGGGGGTAAAGATAGCACTGTAGTGACTGAGCTTACTCTTATGGTTGCTGAGGAAAGGGGCTTGACCCCTGTTCCAGTTATGTTTGTAGATCAAGAAGCAGAATACTCTTTAGTTATAGACTACATGCGTGATCTTATGAAAGACCCTAGAGCAAAGCCTTATTGGTTGCAGGTTCCAATGAAAATGCCGAACTCTCTTTCTGCTGACGAGCCTTTTTTGAATGCTTGGGGAGATGGTGAAGAGTGGATGCGACCCCAAGAAGATATCAGTATCAAAGAAAATGTTTATGGAGTAGATACTTGGGCTTCAGGCGGTAATTCTATATTTAAAGCGTTTCTTAACTACCACTATCCAAATGAAAGGGCTTGTTATGTTGCAGGGGTTAGAGCGGAGGAAAGCCCCACTCGTCTAGCAGGGTTGACTACAGGCCAGACTTACAAGGATATAACTTGGGGTAAGAAGCTAAACGAGTCAAAAGGGCATTATACGTTTTACCCTATATGGGATTGGAATTTAAAAGATGTGTGGAAGTCCATTCATAATAACAAATGGCAGTATTCTAAGATTTATGATGAATTGTATAGGTATGGAATCCCTCCACTAAGGATGAGGGTGTCTAGCCTTATGCATGAGACCGCTGTTCATAGTTTGTTTTTCTTGCAGGAGATTGAGGGGGCGACTTGGGAGGCTATAACCAAAAGGCTCAAAGGAATAAACCAAACTAGCCATATACAAAAGAATGAGCTTATGACAACTAAGGTTCTTCCCTTCATGTTTAGAAACTGGAGGGAATATAGAGACTACCTCACTGACAACCTAATACAAAATGAAGAGTGGAGGCAGAAGTTCCATAAGAAATGGAAACAGATGGATGATCTGTACGCTGATATGGTTGACCCTACTGTGATACAAAAAGCCCAAATTAAATCTATACTTGTATGTGACGTTGATTTTGTAAAAATAGCTAATTTCTTAAATAGCGCCCCTATCATTACTTACAGGGATTGGAAGAAAGGCCAGTTAAATAATAGGGCTAGAGACCCTAAAACTCTTGTTCACATAAAGAAGGAATATTTGAATGGATACTAAATCCATAGGCAGTTTAATTTCTGGCGCAAAAGAATCTCTATCTAGTGAGGGTTTTATTGATTGGGTTGAGGAGGTTAGAGACTTGTTACATGAGGAAAGCCTACTTAAAGAGCAACCTGTAGATAGGGTGAGGTGGGTAGACGTTGATCAAGTTCAAGCCAATGATTACAATCCAAACTCTGTAGCTAGTCAGGAAATGTCTCTTCTTTATACATCAATATTGCATGATGGGTACACTCAGCCTGTAGTTACTATATGGGATGAAGATGAGGGTAAATATGTAATCGTAGATGGATTCCACAGATACTTTACTTGCAAGTCTAATCAAGACATTAAGGACAGAAATTCAGGTAGGCTACCCATAGTGGTTCTTCAAAAAGATGTTAATGAAAGAATGGCCGCTACTGTAAGGCACAATAGAGCTAGAGGTAAGCATTCGGTAGGGGGCATGTCTAGTATGGTATTTAATATGCTTGATAATGGGTGGTCTGATAGTGAAATATGCCAACACCTAGGAATGGAGCCTGATGAGTTACTTAGGTTAAAGCATATAACTGGCTTTTCTAAGCTATTTTCTGATGCGGATTACAGTAAGGCTTGGACAACAAAGCACCAGATAATGCTTAAAAAGAAGTATAAATCCTCAGACAATTCTAAATAATTTGATAACGGTAAGGCTATGAGTGAAAAATTAACAGAAGATTTAAAGATAGCTATAAGGGATGAGTTTGTTCATGGTTTCACTAATGAGCAGGGCGCAAGAACCTACCCTACTATAGACGCTTTAGTCAAGAAGCATGGGGTATCTAGGTCTACCCTGTATAGTTATTCCTCAGATGAAAATTGGCAGTCTCAGAAAAACACTGTTCAAACTAAGATTCAAGAATCTTTAGATGAAGAGAGAATCAACAGAATGGTGTCTGACTCAAAGAGGTTGGATGATACGGCCATCCAGATAGCTCAAGCTATGCTCGGCAGGGTGGGGCAAAAGCTACAGAGAGCGCAACAAGATGAGAGGGTAGACCCTGATCAGCCTCTTAAGCCTTTTACTGAGGCTATGACAATACAAGAGTTACAGGCGGCATCTCACGTTGCTCAGAATGCACAGAAACTTGGCAAACTCGCCCTAGGCGAAGCACAGGAAATTTCAAAGGTATCAGCAGATGTCAGCAACCCAGAAGCCTTCCACAGAGTTATGGAACAACTTGACGAGCTTGCGAACGCAAGGTCACAAGGCGGTAGCAAACCTCTACACTGAGTGGCTATCTACAGCTAGGCCGACACAAATAACTCCTCAAGGTAATTGGCATATATGGCTAATATTAGCTGGCAGGGGGTGGGGAAAGACGCGTACAGGCGCGGCTGACGCTATGTTGTACGCTCTACGCAACCCTAACGTGCAGGTAGCAGTCGTGACACCAACATTCGGAGATATTAGGCGCGTAGCGTTTGGTGG